TTTATAGAGAGGATTTTAAATGTATACAAAACTTAATATGAAAATGGCTGACATGACAGAAAAGGAATTTGAATTTGTCAGTAATGGTATGACTCAATATAGATACAGACAATTGACCGGCAGAGAATTGATGAAGGATGTATCCAAATTGATCGATATGAGCGATCAGAGTGTAGGAGACGATGCGGACTTCATTTGCATTGATAAACTCGCTTATATCATGAATATGAGTGCGACAGGGGCAGACATGAACAAGCTTAATGAAGAATCATTCTTTGCATGGATTGAACAGTTTGACTCAAGCAATTCGCTTCATATCTGGGGCGATATCATATCAGCATATTACGGAACGAAGAAGAGCACATCAAACCCAAAAAAAGAGGGCGAAGAATAGACAGAGAAATGAACACGGCTCTGTATGTTCTTCGAGCCAAACAAATGGGATTGACACTAGCTGAGATGGAGCAACTTGATGAAGGCTTCATCACAGACATGATAATTGAAAGTAACAACGATTCGTGTGAATACAAAGTTCTTGCGGATCAATCAGATTTTGATAAATTTTGATAAGTTGCACCGGTGCAACAGGAGAGAATATGGCAGCGAACAGGATCAAAGGAATAACAATTGAAATAGACGGAAATTCCACCAAGCTTCAGGAGAGTCTGAAGGATGTCAATGCGAGTCTGAAGAATACACAGACTCAGCTGAATGATGTCAACAAGCTTTTAAAGCTGGATCCCAAGAACATGGATCTTCTTGCACAGAAACAGGAATTGCTTGGAAAACAGACAGAGAATGTCGCTGAAAAACTTCAGAAACTGCGTGATGCTCAACAGCAGATGAAAGATGCAGGAATTGACACAATGTCTGAAGATTACATGGCTTTAGAGCGTGAAATCATAGATTGTGAAAACGAGCAAAAGAGACTTACTGAAGAAGCAAAGAAAACGGATGAGCAGATTGTTAAGGTTGCATCTGGATTCGATAAAGTTGCCGAAAAAGCAAAGAAGGCAGCCGATGCAACGAAGCCCTTATCAAAGGCAGCAGGAGCAGCACTTGCCGGATTGGCAGGAATGGCTGTTAAGGCAGGACAGACAGCGGATGAAATAAGCACTCTGTCAAAACAAAGCGGAATTGCAGCAGATACGATCCAGAAGATGCAATATGCTTCAGATTTGCTTGATGTTGACATGGAAACGGCTGTCAAAGCAGCTGCTAAACTTAAAAAAGGACTCGACAAAAACGAAGATACTCTTGTTTCTATGGGAGTCGCTGTCAGAGATGCGAACGGACAATACAGAGACATTGAATCAATTTTCATGAACACTATTGCTGCATTGTCAAAGATCGAGAACGAGACAGAACGAGACAAAATCGCAATGGACTTGTTCGGAAAATCAGCTGACGAGCTTGCTGGTTATATTGATGACGGTGGACGGGCTTTCCGAGAGTTATCAAAACAAGCCGAGCAAAAAGGTTTGATTATTTCTGACGAAGACTTGCAAAGAGCAAATGAGTTCAATGACACGCTTGACGAATTGAAAGCAACGGTCGGAATGGATCTTCTTCAGGCAGGGGCACAAGTTGCAGAAGCGTTGACACCATTATTGAAAGACGTTGCGGAAATAATTACTACTATTGCTTCACATTTAAGTGAATTAAACCCTGAAACAGTAAAAGTCATTATGGCGGTTCTTGCGGTGATCGCAGCGTTATCTCCGCTTTTGGGCATTATATCGAGTCTTGCAACGATACTTCCATTATTGACCGCAGGGGCAATTGCTCCGATGATTCCTGTCATTTTGGCGGTTATTGGTGTTATATCTGCATTGTTTGTTATCTTCCAAGAATACAAACAGCATCAAGAAGAGATTAAGGCAGGATTGCAAGTTCTGAAAGACTTCTTTGTTAATGTATGGACAGCGATTAAAACAGAAGTTCAGAAAGACATTGAAAATATCACAGCAGGTTTTGATGTTCTTAAGAGCAAGTTCCAAGACTTCAAAACCGCAATCAGTACAATCTGGGAATCAATAAAAGCGATTGTCGGTGCACCTTTGCCGACACCAAAACTAAAGATGCCACATATCACGATAAGCGGAAGTTTTTCTTTGAATCCTCCTAAAGCTCCAAGCTTTAATGTTAAGTGGTACAAAAAGGCAATGGATGACGCATATATTCTGAATGGTGCAACGATATTTGGTCAGCAGGGCGGTTCATTGCTTGGTGGCGGTGAAGCCGGAAGCGAAACGATTGTCGGAACGGATAAGTTGATTGACATGATGTCACAGGCTGTTGGCGGTCAGACGGTCAATGTTATCCTTCAGGGCGATGCAGCAGAAATCTTCCGTGTTGTTAGACAGGAGAATACACAGTTTTACAAAGCAAACGGTTATTCACCATTAACAGGAGCATAAATCATGATACAAGGCAATTTGATTGATATTAAGTACGAAGAAAACAATGTTCTTAAGACATACGATCTATCGAGATTTGTGCCTATGGGAACATATAACGTGAACGTGCTTGAAGAGTATGAAGAGTGGACAGATTCAAACTATGACATACATAGAAAACTTTTGCGCAATAGGATTGAAGGTTCTTTTGATCTGAAGTTCAGGAGCATTGCAGATTATGAAGAGTTGTTGAGAGTTCTTGCATTGGCAAAAGCAACAACGAATCAGAATTACATTGAGATGGATGCATTTGCAACAAATAAAGGACTTCGATATAACAAAAAGTTTTATTATGAGTTCGCTCCGAAAAATGATCTTCCTATGATGGCAGATTCAAAGAACGATGCATTCACGTTTACGATTAAGGAAGCAAAAGCATGATTGACATTCAAGATAAAGACAAATATCTGTCGGACAATGCGACATTCACTTGGGTTGTCAGTTTTCCGGCATTGAACTTAACATTTGGCAACGATGGCATTCTGAAAGAGTCATTCAGATTGACAGAAAGTCTATGTGATAATGATTCGCTTGAGTTCGTAGGATGTATTGCGTCAATGTGTCAGATATCGCTATATGATATAGAACAAGACATTAAAGGTCAGAGAATGACAGTTGCGATTGACAATATACCGATGTTTGACGGCATCGTTGATTCGGTCGAGATTCAGACTCCATCACTTGTGAAGAAGATCACGGCATATGACAGGTTGTATTCGATATCAGAACTTGATGTCAC